TTTCGCCTGCACCAGCATCAAAGACGTTCTCACTTGCTTGTGATGCCTTGCGGATCAAGCGTGTACCGACCTGAATCTTATCGAATTCAGCGGTGTTTGAACGCATGACTTGTCTACGACCATCGTTACCTAGTACCATCTGATCAAACACATAGTCTAGGAATCGACGGGATTGTTCTGGAAGTAGCACGCCACCATTTTGAGTTAGTGGGTTGCTGGTCAAGTTCTCCATGTCACCGCTTGAGGTAAGATCGGAGATAATTGCACCAGTACCAACATTTACTGCGGCAGCGGCTTTATTAATTGCGTCACTCATGTTTTTCTTTGCACCTCTCTTTCTGTTTTAAATTAGTTAAATACTTCTGCGGAACTGAGGAAGCGTCCGCCCCATACTGATTTCTTCATTATGGGCTGCTCTGGGATACTGGATTCCAGTTCACCAGACTTCTTAATTGCCGTTTCTTCTTCTACTGATTCGACACGGTTTGCGATTTCGACGGTAGCAGAATTAAGTTCGGCTAAACCTTTGGTAACCTCTTCATACTTTGACTGAAGTTGACCAATCTTTTCATCGACTGCCTTGGCAAGTTCGACTACTGCGCTGGAAAACTTCTCAAGTGATTCGGTATTTGTTTCGACGGACTTATTAATTGTCTCTTCTACGAAGGACTTAATATCGCCAAGGGCCTTCTCCATATCAAAAACTTCAGAGGTAGTGTCGGCGGCAACTTCAGCCTCAACACCATCGGACTTAGCCATTGCAAGGGCTTCCGTAACAACGTCCTCTACAGTTTCTTCTACTTCAAACTCCACTTCTTCAGAAGTTTCGTCTGTTGCCTCGGCGGTGTCAAGTTCTTCATGGCTTGTTTCGTTGTCAGCCATTTCAACACCTCCTTCTCGTTTTTGTAAAGTCAGTTCATTTTCCTCTGAATTGTCTGACTTTTTCGTTGACAATGGGTGACCCTTTGGCAACAAATCTGTGTCATATGGTCTGTTCTTGTATTTACCTGATTCTACCGCCTTCAAGAATCCTCTGACTCTTGCATACGCCCATTCCTCAGGAGAAAAGTCTTCCGATTTAGCGGCGGGATTGTTGTTAAATGCCGCTACGCCGCGTTCAAAAACTTTACGCAGCATATCGAATTCGACAATTCTAGAATTAACATTACCATATTTTTCATTATGCTGAGAAATAAGATCGTTTAATTCATCAATGTCTTCATTAGAAATTGACTTTTCGATCTTTCTCTTAGCCGCAACTTTAAGTTTAATTAGTTCAGAAACGTCCTTAGTAATTATAGTTTCTGTGGGTCTAAATGCATTTTCATGTGACTTATAAAGTCTTACTGCCGCCGTTGTATTTTCTAGTACATCTACACGACCCTTGTTTAGTTTGCCGCCCTCTTTGAATGCTACATAATCGCCAGACTTGACCATTCCATCTTCTCTACGATATGTTCTTTTCTTTCTGCGAGGTGCCCTTGGAATGCCTCCAGGTAGACCTTGCTGGGCATTACGATTGGGAGTATTTTCACTAGTTACTGTTTCTTTTTCTACTTCATCTTCCATCTTTTCTGTAAGACTTGAGATTCTTCTTAGGGTGCTCATCTTGTGACCAACTTTTCTGTCAGTCGCAGCCCAGCCATCTGCACCCTTTCTATAAACAGTAATCAAAACTGCGGGGTCATCCTCTTCTGCATTAATGGTAAAGTCAGAGTCTGGAACATCGATTGATCCTGACCGGGCAATTCTAGTAACTTTACCTCTTGCAGTACCGCCGCTTGAGTTCCAGGAAACAAAATCGCCAACTCTTAATGAGTCGGCTTTGGAAAGGAACATGTCTACTAGTTTTCCTACTTCTTCATTCTTTTTAATGTCGTTTGACTCAACCCATCCTATTTCGTTCATATTAGATGAGCATACAGGGCAGGATGCTGAATCTGATTTTTCTGAAACAGCAATTTTATCTGTTGGGCACCAAAAAACACTTTCTACTTCCACCCCAGAGGCAAAACCAGAAGTTACAGTATGATCTCCAAGTTTCTCAACAGATAGGATGTTGGCAAGTTGATTGGCGGGGGAGTCTACTAAAGATAATTCCATAAGTTCAAAATCTTTAATAATTCTTACTGACTCTCCGCCTTCTTCTTTATCAACTTTGTTTTCGTAGTCTAAAATTCTACCGCCAATGGAGAAACCTGTAAGGGTGCCATCTAAAACCTTCTCCCAGGTATCCTGAGCGCCTTTACTAACATAGGCTGAAACGAATACTCCCTTATATGTATTATTAGAGTTATGGTCAAAGTACTGCCTTGTTTCAAATGAAAGTACCTTTCCTACCGCCTTTTTTGAATCATGCTGTTCTCTTAAATTTCCACGGAACTGCTCAAACGCCTTAATGGATGCATCAAGGGATACCACATCGTTTTGCCTATCTACATTGTCTAATGTAGCAAATCCATGAACCATTCTTTTTTCTATATCTACTTTAGAGATGGGCATAGACAGATGGATGCTTGATCCATCTATAGCCGTTTTAGTATCAAAAAATTTCTGCATAACAATTCAATTATATTATATTTAACCTTATTATTGTTGCTGTCTTCCGTCGCCCATGGTTGCTCTTGGCATTTCTGCGGCATCTGATTCATTAGCCTGCCGCTCCTGATCTCTAACTCTATTTCTAGTCGTTTGAGCAGTTTGTTCTGCGCGAGCCTGGGCATTAAGAACTACAGGTGTATCGCCATCTGGTAACGTAGACATTCCAAGTCTTTCACGCACCTCATTGGGTACGATTACCTGCATTCTCAAGTATCTTTCGTCAATCTTAGATCTGGTTTCCTCATCTGTAAGAGTTAGTTCATTAAACTCAAATTTGAAAGAGTCAGTCTTTTCTTGAATAATCTTATTAATTTTCTTTTCTAGAGAATCTTGTGCGGGGCGGCAAACTTGTTCCTTAAAGGTTCTATCTGCTTCTCTTGCCGCAGCCAAGCCAATGCCTTCAGCCGACCCAACCTTAGATGCTGGAACGCGGTGAGCCATAAGTATTTCTTCCTTATTCATCTTCTTGTAATTATTGAATGATGAATCCTGAATACTTGTCTCAATGGGCTCCATCTTCATTTCTACTTTTCTGTCCGGTGTATCGGCAGGAAGTGGAATAACGACAGTTCTGTGGCTCTGACCTCTTAAGTTACCCTGGAAGAATTCGAATAGTCTTTCTTCTGCATTTCTAGACATTTTAGCGCCCTTAAGCCAGAAGATGTAGCGGGGCACAGCCTTGTTCTCAAAGTACTCAAGATTGAATCTGGAGGCAAACTCATTGCCAGCCATTGCATTTTTAGCCGCCACAATCGCTGGTAGTCCATAGTAAGTGTTTGTCGGGGTGTAGTTCTTGATATGAATAATTTCATTAGGTCTTGGATCGGTAGTAATTGGGTTCTTCTCTTCACCTTGGAAATTACGGAAGAATACAGCCTTGCCATTGACAATCTGTACAAAGCCATCTCTTAGTCTACGCACTCGCATAGTAGGAGCAGGAATATGACCAATATATCCAATTTCTCCAGTAGTCTTTCTACCTATTTCAATGTAGCCATTACCTGTCGCCTCTGCGTCGATATATGCCTTCATCAACGTCATGGTAAAGGTGTCATCGTCGTTTCTTGTTTCTAGCCAGTCAATTACTCTTGCCTTTTGTCTAGAAAGATTTCTTCTTACCCTACCAATTTCATCTGTATCCATGATGGATTCAATCTTTTCAATCACGGGCAGGGTTGGTAAAAGGTCGTACCCTAGGCCGACAATATTTGCAACCTTTGCATTTATGGCTGCATAGTTTGGAGCAGATAGTTCGTAAATCTTAGCGAGTGCTGCTTGATTGTATAGAGGCTCAACAACGTCAAAGATTCCGTAGCCGTACTTATCTGGGATAATTTGCTTAGATGTAGCGTCGTCGCCTGCATAAACATTATCGTCGGCTGTGACAATTTCTCCGCCAGCCGTGATAAGAGCCTTATTTAACTTTCTACGAGCAGATCTTTTAAAGTTTTGTGAAAGACCATTAAGTTGCAAGATTGTGTCTGAGTCCTGATCGAAATCGTCCTTTTCTATACTCATTAAAGATTCAGACTGATGACGATCTAAAGATACTGTATCAATCCATAAGTCTTCTGGTTCTTGCTGCATCTCTCCACGCTCCTGTGTCGCCGTAACTTAGTAGACCGTTTTCCATACGATACTTATCTTCTTGGTATTCTTCTTCTGTAACCCGCCCAATGCCAGGAATGAATACTGCCTGACCTTCTGGTTGACCATAATACGCGGCGGCTTTACGAATTTCAGCCATCTTTGTGATATCGCCACGCTCAGACGGGATGTTTAAAACATTATCCTCGTCATCCTTGAAGACTCCACCTTCAGGTAGGAGCCATACATATATTCCGTAATTGCTTTTGTCTCTTACTACTTCAAGTCCCATGTACCAAATGATACCATATTGGACCTTATTTTACTGTATTCGGTTCTCTACTGAACCAACTTTTAGCACACCTTGAGTAATCTGGAACCCAGAGGCGGTGTATAGGTAGAAAGAGTTGACATACTCTTGTCCAAATAGAATCTTAACAAAGTCACCAACGGAACTACTTATTGTCTCTAATGAGGCAGATCCGGTCAACTGGTAGATCTGATTATCGGTAAGAGAAAGTACTTTTTCACCCTCTTGAAGTAGATGGTTGTCAATATACAGGTTATCTCCGCTTATTAATGAGGCGGAGGTAAACATAGATAGAGAGGCTGTTGTAGCCGCCGAAACATCGTAGGTAAATCTTGACTGAGAGCCAAATGGCTGGTAGATGCTATTTGTTAGAGAAGACCTGTAGTTATCTTCTTGTGTATCTATTAGATTTAGAGAAAATGAAGCGGAGTCGGATACCCTTAAAGTCTTATTTCCAGCACCCGTAAACTCCTGATGAAGATACTCTACTGACTCAGCATTCAGAGTATTTTCTAAGATATAGGTATTCTGAATGTTGAAATTGCTGGAGGCAGTATCGCCAAATCTAATCAGGAAGTTATATCTATCGTAAGTGGCTAGTTTATCGTCAAAGGAGAAGGTGAGGTGCGCCCACTTCTCTGAGGGGAGAGCCGACCCAGATACGCCGTTAATATAACAAGATACTGAGGCGGTGGGGTATAAAAGTTGCCCCGTAGAATTATTTACCTGTGCCTTGAATAAAGATACATAAGCGGCGGAGGAGGAGAAAACCTCAAATACATTATAAGTTTTGTCCTCTGAGTCATTTAATCTAATAAAACAGCCTACAGATCCAAGATATTTAATCACTATTGTATTGTACCATCTAGCGTTGAAATGGTATACTATTTTAGTAGAAAGGTTTTTATGATAAAAAATAATAGCCACATGGAATGGCTTGAAGCATTAAAAACAATGAAGTACAAACAATATTGGAGCAGGGCAAATACGGTAGAATTTATCGCATTTGTTATAAAGGCCTGTATAATTATTCCAGGATTACTTTTTGGATACCAATGGTGGTGGCTGTATATATTTGCTCTTATATCTAGCCTAGGATTGATATGGTCCTCTACAATAAAAACAATACCGACATTAATTTGGTTTAATATTCTTTGGTCAATCCTGGCGGTGCTTGCCATAATAAAACACTTTCTTTTTTAAGAAAAATTTTTATAAATTTATGAATGGAGAACTATGAAAATTTGTATAGTAGGTGGAGGTACTGCCGGGTGGCTAGCAGCCCTGTACTTTAAAAAAGTTTTTAGTCATTACGAAATTACTGTAATTGAATCTAGTAAAATAGGAATTTTAGGTGCTGGGGAGGGAACCACTCCACATTTTATTAATTTTTTAGATTTTATTGATATTCCAGTATCTTCTTTAATCAAGCATTGCGATGCAACAATTAAAAATGGAATAAAGTTCACAAATTGGAATAATAATAATAAATATTATTATCATTCATTCAATAAGTTAGACCATTTAGATATAAATTTTTATAATGAATCTAATTATTTATCGGATACAGTAGACGCTTACATAAAATGTATATCATTAAATCAGAATGTGGAAGAAATTGATATACTAGAAAAAATTAGCGAAAAAAACTTAGTGCCGTTCGTTTATGATAAAAAAGATTACAAAGTCAACCCTATTTTAAATTTTCATAGAATAGGAGATTTTGCATTACATTTTAATGCTGCTAAACTTGCTACCTTTTTAAAAAAGGTGGCACTTGAGCGTGGAATTAAACTAATTGATTCTGAAGTAATGTCAGTAAATTCTTTTGACAACGGTGATATTAAATCTTTAATATTAAAGGGTGGCCTTGAAATCCAAGGAGATTTTTACATAGATAGCACAGGATTTTCTAGATTATTAATAGGAAAGTATTTTAAATCTGAATGGGTACCGTACTCAAAGGAACTAACAGTAAATACCGCAATTCCATTCTTTTTAAATTATGAAAGTGATGAAATTCCTCCATATACTGAAGCCATAGCAATGAAATATGGCTGGATGTGGAGAATTCCTACAAAAGAAAGATATGGGTGCGGGTATGTTTTTGATTCTTCATTTATAAGTACTGAGAATGCTATTGATGAAATAGAATTATATTTGGGTAGAAAAATAGATTCACCAAAAACATTTAAATTTGAAGCAGGCTTTTATAATAGAGCCTGGATAAAAAACTGTGTGTCTATTGGAATATCTTCTGGATTTATAGAGCCATTAGAGGCATCATCTATATTTGTTATAATTTTAATGTTGAAAAAATTATTGCAAAATTCTGAGTTTATATTTTCCAGAAATGAAAAAATAATAAATGAATACAATGAGTATTGTAAAAACATTTCTGATGAAATAAAAGATTTTTTATACTTTCACTACATGTCTAATAGAATTGATACAGATTTTTGGAAACATTACACAATAGAAAATTCTAGTAATAAATTAAAAGAGTTAAATGATAGTTGGAGTTTAGAGTATCCAAAGTTTAAACATATTAATAGAAATCAAGTTTTTTCTTTAGAGGCCTGGATTTCTGTTGGATTAGGAATAAATTTCTTTGATAAAAAAATATTCAATGGTGGGCACTATAATAATAGTAAATACAATATGTTAAAAGAAAATGTTAATTTATATTCTGAAAAATGTTATAACCATAAAGATTTTTTAAATTACCTATCCATGGCATAGTTAGATTATAGAAAAAATAATATTCAGATACATCTAAATATGGTAAAATATGTCAGTCGAAAGGAAATATATGAGTCAAATGATTAATGGGTTTTTTCCGGGTGAATTATATCCAGATACAACAGTAGCAGGATGTATAGACATTTATGAAAATGTGTGGCCTGAAGCAGATGTATTCATAAATATGCTTGAAGAGTCTTGTGCCGATCCAGAATCTGGAATTTCTTGGCAAAGAGCAGGAACTCTTGATAAAGGGATTAATCAAAATATCAGAACTAATTATAATTTAAATGTTACCCACCTAGCAACTGCTACTGGAAATCCCGTGGTTTCAAATATTCATAATCAATTTTATACAATACTTTTGGCAGCAATTGGACCATACTCTAAAAAATATGGAATTGATGAAACCTTTTATCACGAAAATTATAATGTTTTAAAATACCGTGAAGGTGAAGAGTATTTATCTCATTATGATGGAAGTAGTAGTACGGGAAGATGTATATCTGCAATATGTTACTTAAATAACGATTACGAAGGTGGAGAAATAGAGTTTGTAAACTTTGGGGTAAAAATTAAACCTGAGCCTGGAATGCTAGTCATATTTCCATCAAATTACGCTTACAGTCACATCGCTCATCCTGTAAAAAGTGGGAACAAGTACGCAATAGTAACGTGGATAAGAGATCGTATAGGTTAATCATGAGTATACGAATTATAGATAACTTTATTGCTGTAGATGATTTTAAAGAAATACAAAACACTCTTTTAGGTCCATGGTTTCCTTGGTATTTTAATAATGACATTATAAGTCCAGAAATTACTCGGTCAGAGTCAAATAATCTGTACAACTTTCAATTTATTCATACATTTTATAAGAACTATGCCCCGCAAAGTCAATGGGTGGATCTTATTAACCCACTTATTAAAAAACTTAATCCATTAGCAATTTTTAGAATTAAGGCTAATTTAAATACTTTTAAAAATAAAAATTTTCATTATGGCTTTCATGTAGATAATGATTTTGAAAAGATAACAAGTGGAATATATTATATTAATACTAATAACGGTAAAACTGTTTTTAAAGACGGAACAGAAATAGATGCTGTAGAAAACCGATTAGTCTTATTTAACTCACAGACTGAGCATTCGGGTATGTCCTGCACCGATCAAAAGTCCAGGTGTGTAATTAATGTAAATATCATAGAGTGATTGGAAAGTAATGAATATAGTAATAGTCGGCGGAGGAACTGCTGGATGGATTGCTTCTTTTTTTATATCAAAAAGTCAACCGCAGCATTCTATAACTGTAATAGAGTCATCTAAAATAGGTATTATTGGCGCAGGAGAAGGGTCTACAGGATTGCTAAGAGATATTCTTAGTGGTTATTTTTTTGATTACAAGCATGATATTGAAGATTTTATGCAAAAAACTAACTCTACAAAAAAATTAGGTATTCGTCATAAAAACTGGTCTGGTGACGGCTCATCTTATTTTGCTCCTTTAGATGTAAGTAGTACTGCCTTTCAGACCACCGACTCTATTTTTAAATATTCTCTTTTTTCAAATACTAGAGAAAAAATGCATATGTGTACACATCTAGGCTATGAATATGAAAATAATAACTACAGCGGATATACCGCTTTCCATTTTGACGCATTTAAGGTTGGAGAGTTTTTTAAAGATATATGTATCAAAGATCATAATGTAAAATCTATAGACTCAATTGTTACCGACGTTAACATAAAAAATGGTGAAATAGAAAGTATTATTTTAGAAAATGGAGAAATTATATCTGGAGACTTTTTTATTGACTGTTCAGGATTTAAAAGAGTGCTAGCAAATAAAATGGATATCAAATGGAATTCATTCTCAGACTACCTTCCAGTAAATACCGCTATGCCATTTATATTAGAATACTCTGATAATGAAAAAATTCTACCAGAGACTGGAGCAACCGCTATGTCTTCTGGATGGGTTTGGGACATTCCTTTAAAAAACAGAAGAGGCTGTGGATATGTTTTTGATAAAAATTTTATAGATGAAAAAAAAGCACAAAAAGAAGTAGAATCTAAACTGGGTCATAGTATTGAGCCAATAAAATTTATAGAATTTGATAGTGGATATGTAGAAAAATTCTGGAAGAATAACTTACTAGTTCTTGGTCTTGCGTCTTCATTTGTAGAGCCGCTAGAAGCAACTTCTATCCATAACACCATTGTTCAGATTGTTATATTTGTTAATGAGTTTTTACTAACAGATAAAGAAAATACTGTTAATCAAATTAATCAAGATATTTATAATAAAAAAATATCATTATTAAATGATATTACTATAGATTTTATATCCTTACACTATCAAGGTGGTCGGCACGATAGTTCTTTTTGGAAAAATATTAAAGATAAACAAATTGTAACTCCAAACGCTAAAATGATTATTGAAAAATCAAAACAAAAAATCCCAGGGTTTATAGTTATGGAAGGTATGTGGGGATCTGCATCAATTCCTTTATTCAACTGGATTCTTGCAGGAATGAATATTATTACTCCTGAGCAGGCCCTTAGAGATTTGATAGATGATAATAAGTTTGATGAATCTCGTAGTAAATACAATAGTTTTATATCACAATATAAAAATATTAAAAAACCATATATTATAAGAACGGATTACCAATGAAAGAAATTAATTTCACAGCAAAGACACCAGAAATAATGGCTAATGTTCCCCCTCCCAGGCCAGCAAAATTATATATTCCCGATTGGTATAAAAAACTACCTAAGTTTGAAAATAACAAATTTAAAATAAAAATTTTAGAAAATGGCTCTGTCCAAGCAAATGCTACTGCTAAATCATGTATGCCTTTTATGGACTCATTGATGATGGGGTATATTCAAGAGACATGGTGTGATATTTATATTGAAAATTTAAATGGTGAAATTAAATATGCTTATGCTAATAATCCAGAGATAATGTCTGTAAGAGATCGGGTGTCTATTGAAGGTTTATCGTCTAATGATTTTTATCCTGTTGAATTTGTCTGGAGACAGCCCTGGGTTCCTAAAGTTCCAAAAGGTTATAGCGTAATCTATACTCATCCACTTAATAGAATAGACTTACCTTTTTATAGTTTATCTGGAGTTATAGATAATGATTCATATGTCAACGAGACCGCTGGCAATCATCCATTTTTTATAAAAAACGGGTTTACTGGAATTATACCAACCGGAACTCCTATGTTCCAGATAATACCGATCAAAAGAGAGAGTTGGAGTAATAAAATTTCTGAGCCTGATAAAAATTATAAATATAATAAAGGTGGGGTTAATAAATTCTTTTTTGATGGATATAAAAAACTTTTTTGGAATAAAAAAGAATACAACTAAATATACAACCACATATCTTCTGGTTCTACCCAAAACTTATTATTTTTTAAATTTATACCCATTGAAGAGAAAATATTTTTTACTATTTCCTGTGACCCTTTTCCATAAAAAGTTTCATATATTTTTGGATTTTGATTTCTTCCATTAACTATTTGATTTATTGAGTAGTCTAATCCATAAGAAACTAAATAAAATTCTGCATATGGGGACCATGAAGCATATAGCCCTACTCCGCCACCGGATTCATAAATTACTTCCCATATGTCTACATCTTCTATTTTCATTTCTCTTGAATAATCCCAGAAAACTTTCTCTGGAAGAATTAGTTGATCTGAATCCATCCAGTTTTCATTAAAAACTTCGTCTTCCTCATAGACATGTAAAATATTTTTAGTAGATTTGAATATTGGCATTAGATTAAATATCTAACTACAACAATGCCATTTGCGCCAGCGGGATTAGGACCGCCGTAATTATATGTCCCTCCACCGGAGCCGCTGCCTCGTGATGCAACACCCGCAGATCCTGGTAGATCGGTGCTGCCGTTATAGAATGCTCCAGGCCCACCTACCCCAGAAGAACCACCTGTTCCTCCCGACTGGTTGACTCCGTGCGCTCCACCGCCTCCTCCTGCTGCATAGATAACAGCCGCTCCAGTTATACTTGAAGAAAGGCCAGCGCCTCCAGGACCACCTGGACCGTCGCTTGGGCTAGACTGACTTCCTGAACCTCCAGCGCCACCGCCACCGCCACCACCCCATTGCTGACCCGTGCCTCCTGGATTACCTTGACCGGAGACTCCTGTTCCAGGGGTGTATCCAGAATCTGCAGTACCACCACCACCAGAACCTCCATTCTGTGCTCCGCTGGCATTTGAATCTCCATCATGACCGCCGCCGCCGCCTTCAGATGTGATGGATGCAAATACGGAGTTGCCTCCTTTAACACCTGCACTTAAAGTTGAGGTGCCCGCGCCAACAGTTACAGTATTTGACCCAAGAGGCGCAGACAGCGATCCGGTTCTAAAACCTCCAGCACCACCCCCACCGCCGCGTCGCTGACCGCCGCTGCCTCCTGCAGCAACAACTAAATACTCAACATCTAAATTAAGACCCCATGCAGAAGTATTAAACGTACTATTTCCTGGAGTAGTAAAGGTATGTATTCTATAACCACCAGCAGTAGTAATTGTTCCACCAGTAATTCCAAATTTATTTAATGAATCTCCAGCGATACGACCTCTTCTTTGTGGTCCGAAGTTACCTCTTACACTACTAACGAATGGCATTTATATCTCCTAGAAGTTTGTATTTGCAGCGCCAAGGGCTGTCCATGAACTTCCCCGTCTAATAATTGTGAATGAGAATACGTCAATCTTTCCAGAAGACGATGTTCCTGTAGGAGTTACACCTGAAGCCCACTTGATGGTTACACCAGAACCATTGACATTAAGAGTAGATGGAATATATCCAGTTGCAGTCTGAGTAACAAAAAGATTAACTGTGAAGACTCTTCCGTCTGTAGTTCCAGCATTTGTAACATTAACAGTAAAGTTTCCGGTAAATGAATTGCTTACCCAGAATACGTTACCAAGAGAGTAATCAAGTGTTACTGCATTTGCAGATTGAGAAACATCTACAACATCTTCAAGAAGTTCTTGAATCCTTACTCCGCCTGTGAATGCCGGAGTTCCGGTGAATACTGGGTCGCCAGCAAATGTTGGGCTACCATTAATAGTGGTTTTTAATGTTAACAAACCTGTTATTGTTGCTGAACCAGTTATTTCAGTATTTGCTCCAGTAGATGAAAGTCCGCCAGTAAACTGTGCGCTTCCAGTAGATATAATATCAGAAGCGATTAGGCTTTGAAGGGTAGCACCTGAAGCCTGAATATCTCCAAGAGTAAGGCCGATTTCACTAAAGTTTACTGTGCTCGTTGGCTTAGTTGTAGCATCTTGGAAGAACTTAATAACAGAATCTGTTGCATCTCTGACGACACCAGCGTATCTACGAGATCTCGTTCTTTCGGAAAGACCAGAAACTGAAGCAGTAGAGATATTTCCTAGAGTTTTAGCATAACTAAACTGATTTGCAACTGGTACTCCAGTAATGATGTAGTTACCATCATATGAAGCAGAAATTCCAGATACTGTAACAATATCATTGACTGAGAATCCATGGGCAACATCTGTTGTTAATGTTGCTATGTTACTTGATAGTGTTGCTACTGTAACGCTGGCAGATAGAGTAGATACTGACTTTCCATATCCACCAACTACACCTAAGTCAACTATGTCGTTGGTGTTAGAGTTACCAGAAAAGATTAGTGGATCGTCTACGGCGAGGTTAGAGGTTGCAACGGTAGTTCCTTCACCGCCAAAGGTAATTGTACCGACAACATTAACATCACCTTGGATATTCATATCACCTTGAATACCAACACCACCGACAACGGTAAATGCACCAGTTTCTGGTGAAGTAGAAGGAGTTGGAATTTCAACGTGAACATTTACTCCAGGGGTAATTTCCATTTGGGTTAGACCGGAGTCAAAGCCTCCAGCGGCGAATACAATTTTGTTTTCTGATCCTTCTGCACCAGTAGCGATAACAATATTACCTGTGTATCCTGAACTTACTGTATTATGGAAAATATATCCGTCACCGGGGCCAGTAATTCCATAAATTTCATCATCGAATTGTGATCCAGTAATGCCCATACCCATCCAGCCAACAGAGTCATCTCCATTATCCATGTAGGTAATAATGTCGGTAGATGATGTTGGGTCAGTATTTTGGAAGGATAACTGAGCGAATGAAGATTCTTGAACGCCTTCATCCCATTGGAATACTGCTACTGCGTTTGTGAGGCCTGCCGTAGACTCAAAATTAACTGCGGAGGCTCCAACATAAAGTTTATCATTTGCAGTAAAGATATCTGCAGCAAGATCAGAGGCCCAAGAAACTTGAGTTCCGTCTGTCGTCAAGAACTTTCCGGCATTGCCAGTCTGATCTGGGAATGTTCCATTAGCAACAATAGACCAAATATTACTTGCTGATACAGGATCATTACCGACCGTTTCTGTAATAGAGATATATGTTGAGCCACCGTATGATACTAAATCATTCTTAAGGTATGTTGTACCGTTATCATAAGTTCCTAGCCATCTAAATCCTTGGGTAAGAACGTCCCAATATGTAGTATTTGTAGGAGCATTGCCAGTAGTAGTTTGGCTGGCAATATAAAGAATACCGCCATAAGAAACAATATCGTTCTTTACATATTCTGTTCCATTGTCATATGCATTGTTAAACTTAAAGCCTTCTGTAAAGACTTCCCAGAATGAAGTACTAGTGGGAAGTACAGATGCACTAACATTAGATTTAGCAATGTATAGTAATGCACCATAGGATACAACATCATTTGCCTGATATGCGCTTGCAGAAGAATAAACTCCCTCAAACTGGATGCCGTCTACGA